CAAGCTTGGTCGGTGCGCGCAAAGCATCCGGACATGGGTGCGTAGGTAGTGTTTTCTTTGCTGGCGTTTGATTTGAAACTTCTTTTTTTGTTGGCTTCTTGGGCGTTTTGCTCACTGGCTTGGTTTCTTTTGTTTTTGTTTTTTGTGTAGTTTTTGTGTTTTTAGATTGTTTTGGTTTTGGGGTTTTGGCTTTTTTCTTAAAACACTTGAATGGGCCCTTGCCGGGGCCAGAGTCAAATGATCCGCCGCCACCGCCCCCAGACCCGGGCCCTTGACCGCCAGGAATTCCGGAGCCTGCGCCGGCGCCTTTCACTTCTGGGTATAAAAATAAACCATCTCGTTTTGTTTCAGGATCAGACCAATTAACCCTAACCCAATCGCCGTATTTTGGAATTTTTCCGCCTGCTAGTAAATAAGTAAGAGAATAAAACATACCCCCATTAGTGGCCAAGTATTCTACTTGATTAAGAAAGGTTTTACTATCTTTTTCTGGGAAAGGAATTCCTAGATGATATGTTGGCACCCAGACAATACAAACAAAATACTTCTTTTCAGACATAGATTCAGCTGGTAGTCGCGACATTGCCGCCACTTTAGTGTTCCATAAATTAGGCAAACCAGATAGATTGCCGTTTTTTTTAGAAAAAGCATGATAAACAAAACGACCCAGATGTTCTGGTTTGTTTTTTAATACATTTGGTGATGCATGACGATGTGCCACTCCTTTGATCAAAGAAATGGGACTGTCATATCTATAATCACATATAATAGTATCATCAGATATATCCTCTACATCTATATTATATGTGACTTCACTGGCCTTGGTGGATCCTTTTGCGGGGTTATTAGATGGTGCCACTTATTGTTTCTCTCCTTGAATTACATCAAAAAGTTCTTTCTTATCATCCTCTGTAAGTGATACAGAACTATCTGTTTTTTTGGACAAAATAGAAGTAAGTTTGACCAATTGCTCATTGGAGCGCTGCAAGGTTTCTACATATTTAGCTGCAATGAAACCTAAATCTTTATGAGATTGTGAGTCGTTTGATTTGTTGATTTCCAAGAAGATTTTAGTTAAAAGAGTAGATGTTATATCTCTGTCATCTCTTATATTTTTAATTGCTTCTTCAATATAATCATTTAGATTTTTTATTGTTCGTCCCATTCTTTTTTAAACTCTGCGTATTTCTTTCTTATTTTATTCAAAGAACTTACAACTTGTTTAGTATTCAAACCTGTAATTTCTCTGATGTATAAGTAAATAGCTTTTTTGTTAAAAATTTCTATGTTTTGGGCTTCATTGAAAAGTATTTCTATAGCTTGAATGGTTTTTTGTTCATTAGGTCGTAGAGGCATTTTTTTCCAAGAAGTGACCTCTTTGTGGAACTGGATTAGGAACTCTTTTTGGTTTCGGTCTTCGTAATAAGTATTATAAGTTATAAATTGAGATGGATTAGCGCTTTTGACATTGCCCAAATCAGATTGGCTTTCAGAATAATAGTCATCTAAAAGAACTTCTCTTTTTCTTCTTTTTGAAGTTCTCTTGACTTCAGCAATAAACCAGTTTTTTGATACAACGCTGAAATAAGTGAACGCTTTTGACCCCTTTTCGGGGTCAAATTTGTTTAATACTGTGATCAGCCAATTCTTACAATCTTCGCGAAGGACATCGATATTTGGGAGATTGGTAAATTTATACGTATATACTATTTTATCAACCATTTCATCGAAAACTGGACCAATAAGCTCTTTATAAAGTTCATTGCGAGTTTTGCCATCTTGAGTTTTGCAATAATCAATTATTGCCTGTTCGTGCATTTTTGTAAAATAGTAATTTTTAGGATTCTTCTTCCGAGCCATCTTCTTCCTCGTTATATAATAAAATATTCTGAAATCGTTTACATTCTTTAACGATATCTTTAGAATGACGTACAAGATTGCCTAATGTTTCATCGCCGTAAAATCTTTCTAAATTGTTTACTATTTCCAAATGCCCCTCGTATTCTTCAAGCTGTGCTGTGAACACTTCTAGTTCTTCCTGAAAGGCTAAAAAACGCTTTAGAAGTTGAACAATATACCACACTAAAAATGCATTAATAATGGCTGATAAGGTAAATAAAAACTCCATCATCGATTTTTATCTAACTCCTTTTTTTGTTTTGACAAATCTTGTTTTGAGTTTTCTATAAACTCATTCGTCAGGTCTCCAACTTTCTTCTTTTTGGCAGTTTTAGGCTTGGATAAGTTGGTGAAGCTGCTTGGCTTGCGATAAATGTTGTGAGATTCACACCAATTGCACTTCTCAACATCTTCAGTCATTCCGTGACTTTCTTTCCATTCACCCAAACAGGCATTGCAAGCATATACGTATATGGGCATTTAAACTTCATCAGGTGTTGAGGCATCGGCCTCGTTAACCACATCAAATCCAAAATCCATTTGACTTGTGGTTTCTTCGTTGAACTTTACAACTGGTGGATTTAGAACAACTAAACCTTCCGGCGAATTGGCCATTTTAAACCCCTCCAACACTGGTACAATGTCACTTTGCTCTAGGAGCGATTTTTGAAGAGCCATCATAAGCGCTCCTACTGCTTGCTTTGATAGATTTGTGTGTTGGACTTGTGGTGTGCCCATTACAGTTTGAATTCGTTCAGTCATATTTTTTACTCCTTTGTAATGCATTAAAGTTAATTGATTCTTCAAGCATTACAAACATTATATCTTGTTTTTTACAATAATTTAATAACTCTGTTGAATCTTTAGGTAAACATTTTCCTCCATAACCAAATTTACTATCAGGTCCCGGGACAAAGGTGTGTTGTTCCTCAACCCACTCTCCTCTGGCAAAATTTTCCCTAAATGAGCTATATTTTATTCCTATTGTTTCACAAAGATTGTATAAGTAGTTGCAGTAACTAACCTTTAGTCCGTAATAAGTGTTTCTAGCTAATTTTAAAAGTTCTATTTCTTCCCAATTTTCAGTTTCAAGTATTTCAACATCATAATTTTCGTGATAATCAAAGAACTCTTCATAAAGTCGTTTAACTTTTGAAGTATGCGCTTTGGGTCCAGCTAGGTATAACTCCTTTTCATTGATGAAATCCTGCATAGCAGTTCTTTGAGAGAGGAATTCTGGGTTGAAAACTATGTTTGTCAAGTTAAGATATTGAGACAGTTCACGCGACGTACCAACAGGGACAGTCGATTTAATAACAATAGTTGAATCTAATTGCAAATTGTGACTTATGCACTCTTGAATACAATCTTCTAATATGGATATATCCAAACGCCCATCTTTTAAATCTGTAGGAACATTAATGAAGACGATATCTGAATTGTAAGCTTTTCTTTTGTGTTCTAAAGTGCTGTAATCGTTATTATATAAGTCATATATGTTTGTTTCACATACCGCATTAAGTTGATTTACTGCCTTGCCGACAAAACCAAATCCAATTATTCCTACGTTATTCATTTACATTTTTCCATTTTAAAAATTCATTATACACATATTCAGGAGATGGATGCCAATCATAATCACTCATAAACAAGACTTTTGTTTTTAATGGGTTCCAATTCTCCTCATATCTAATTTTATTTTGAGGAATAGACCATACAATATGCGGCACATTACACAAGCTGGCCAAATGCATCGGACCAGAGGAAGGACCAAAAACAAAATCAGAATTTCTCAATACAGAAAATAATCGATTTAAATCCACATCTCGTAAATCATCTGTTCCTTCAATCCAGTCCGACTCCTCTTTGGTTCCTATACAAGCTATTTTATCGCTCTTTAACATTTTTTTAAGTTGATGCCAGTTGTTGATGTTCCAATTGTCTTGTTTTCTTAACTCTCTGCTTCTAATGTGAAAAATATAATCATATTTTTTGTCGCCTTCATCACCAAAACAAATGTATTCTGGTTTTACTATATGTCGGCCAAACATCACAGGCTGTGTATAATGGGTGTAAGGAGGGATTCCCACTCTTCTCGGTAACAATACTGTTGTGTTCTTTTCAAGCTTAATGTTGTTGGCTTTTACAGCCTCCCTAAAACAATCTTTAATATCAACATTATGCATAAAAAAAGCATCAGGCAGGCCACCATTGGCCTTATAGGCTATAAATTCATCAGCAAAGTCGTCATATAAAAATTTTGAATTGCTCCTAGAGATCACTACTGTCTTGTTGAAATTTTTCGCTAAAGCTCGAACGTAAGCTTGCCAAGCGAATAATTCCCAGCCAAATTCGCCAACCCATGGCCCTGCAATTAACGTTTTCATTTATACAACCTCTCGTAATCTAGTTTTGCCTGTTCTAACTTGTTGGCAACTCCACTATCAAAAACACCTCGGCCGGCGTAATGGATAATGTGCGAATCAAACCTATCTGGGCTTCCATTCCAAGATTCAGAAAACATAGTCATATGATTAAACTGATAGGGCAACGCCTTTATTTTGTAACCTAATTTATTAATCCAATACCCTATGTGAATATCATCCGTCCCCCATTCAACAAAATATTGTCCATTTATTTTACGATATATATCACGATGGCATTTGGATGTTATAAAAACTCCAGTATTAATATACCCTTCAGACCAGCCTATTTCTCCAAACTGATTTTGACAATTCTTTATACATTGTATTCTTTGCGATTTTCTTGAACCTACATCTTCATATATGGTGCCAATACTGTCGTAAGGCACCGTTGCGAATAAGTCTGGGCAAGTGGGAGCAAGTAACATGTCACTATCTAAATGAAGAATTCGATCGTAATGTTCATGCAAGTCATAATGTTTCATTATCCTATATTGATAAACCCCGTTGCCGATGCCTCCTACTGCTTCTTTACAGTCCACGGATTCATCTAATACTAAAAAATCTGCACCTATTTTTTCAGCGTATTTTCGAAAAACAGGATGAGTCAATTTAACCCAATCAATACAAGCTTGATCTGCCCTGGTAGTTATCAACAATCTCACTTACATATCCTTATAAACTGCCCAATTGGTGGCGTGGTAAGAATCCATAGTTCCAGCATCGGACCATCTTTCTTTCAATGTAGCATATCCGCAATTATGTTTTTTTATGAAAACATTATTAACGCTAGTTATCTCATACTCTCCTCTTTCAGATGGCTGCATTGTTTCAATTATTTCAAAAACCCTATTAGTATAAAAATAAATCCCTACACACGCTAAATTAGTTTTCGGCTCGTCGGGTTTTTCCTCCACTTCAATTATCTTGCCATTCTTAAAAACACCTACCCCGTATCTGCGGGGATCTGGTACTCGCTTAAAAAATAATTTACAATCCTCTGTGCCGCTACAAAATTCAGCAACATGAGGAGTTAAGTTCTCTTTAAAAATGTTGTCTCCCAGCAAAACAACACAAGCAGAATCAGCGACAAAATCCTCACATAGTTTAAGGGCTCCAGCAATTCCATCTGGCCTATCTTGTACTCTATAAGTAAAAGAGCAATCATAATCGGCCCCGCTTCCTAATAGAGAAGTCATTGCACTGCTATGTTCTACACCAGTTACAATCATTATATCTTTAATGCCACTTTCCATCAATTTTCGTAATGGATAATAAATCATTGGCTCACCGCCAATTGGCAATAAATGTTTATTTGTCACCTTAGTAAGCGGATAAAGCCTTGTGCCCAAGCCGCCGGCTAAAATTATACCTTTAATGTCTCTCATTATACCACTCTACTGTGTCCTTCATTCCTTGTAAAAAGGATGTTTTTGGCTTCCAATTTAAATTTTCAATAATTTTAGTATTATCAATCGCATACCTATAATCATGCCCTGCTCGATCTTTAACATACTCTATATTTTCCGATGGATCAACATTCAACAAGTTACAGATTACCTCTATAATCTCTATATTTCTTTTTTCACAATTCGACCCTATGCAATAAGTTTCTCCCAACACACCACTTTCAAATACACTCCACACCCCTTCACAATGATCCATCACATAGATCCAATCTCTAATATTTGTTCCCTTTCCATAAAGGGGTATTTTCTTATTATTTAAGATTGATTTTATAACTGTAGGTATAAATTTTTCTGAATGTTGTCTAGGTCCATAATTATTTGAACAATTGGAAATTGTTATAGGCAACTTATAAGTATGAAAATAAGATTTGACAAGAAAGTCAGAGGCAGCTTTAGATGCAGAATAAGGATTATGAGGACTGTACGGAGTAGTTTCGCTAAATTTTCCAGTTTCCCCTAAATCTCCATAAACCTCATCTGTAGAAACGTGATGGAATCTTTTAACTTTCAATTGTCTTGCAATTTTAAGCAAATTGAATGTGCCAATTATATTACTATCTATAAATGCATCAGGGTCGGCAATCGAATTATCTACATGACTTTCAGCGGCGAAATGAACAATATGAGTAATAGCGTGTTTTTTGCACACATTTAATACTTGTCCATAATCACAAAGATTTATTTCTTCAAAAAAGTACTTTTCATCACAATTAAAATCTTTAGTATTATCCAAACTACCAGCATAAGTTAGAGCATCAAGATTGACGACTTTTGAAATAATTGAACGTTTTGTAGCAAGGACCATGTCTATAAAATTAGACCCTATAAAGCCACAACCTCCAGTAACAAGTAAATTCACCTATAACCTCGCGATATCTATGATAAATTAGTCACATTGGTGCCAATTGGCGTAGATGTAGATTGTTTTTCCAATTCTCTCATGTCGCCAAAACCGCCTACTTGAGAAGAATCTTCTTGTCTTTCACACAACAATAGGTCATATTTTGTTTTAAAATAAGCTTGTTGTGCCTTTAATTCAATATTGCTAAAATGATCTGTATGCCAAAAATCATTGGAATACTCATCAGCCTTTTCCCAATTTACATCTTTATGTTTTACAGGGTCATAAAATGCAGTCCCGGGATATGGACAAAGAATCGTAAATCCAACAACATCCGGCTTGATATCATCAATAAGATTCTCTGTTAAAAGCAGGTCTTCCCGAGTTTCATTGGGCATTCCAAATAAGAAGAATCCCCTTCTTTCTATCCCGGCGTCTTTAGCCCAGCCAAAGGCTTTTTTGATACGATTAACTCTCAACCCTTTGCCTATGTCCTTTAAAATTTTATCACTTCCGCTCTCTACGCCCATATTAACTTGATGGCATTGAGCCTTTTTTAGCCATTGAAACATTTCCGGAGTAGTAAAACTGCAGTGGATTAGGCATTCCCATTCAGTTGTGTTTCCTCTTTTGATCTTTTCTTTGCAAAAATCTATTACAAACTGGGGTGATATATCAAACGTGGCATCAACAAATTTAAAATAATTTAAATCCAATTGTTTTGTCACATATTCAATTTCGTCACAAAGATCGCTTATATCTCTAGAACGAATTGGATTATTTCTTTTATGAAACTTACCGGTTATGATGCGCTCGGCACAAAACGCACATGCAACG